CTCGTCGTGACGGGCGTGAGTCAACTCCTTGATGCGAATCTTGACCTTGTCGGAGTAGTTTTCAATTTCGTCGTCAGTGGGATCTTCAATCTCTCTGTCCAACGGTTTGCGGCCACGATCCTGTATGGGCGTGTCATCTACGATTTCAATCTCAACATCGTCTTCTACTTGGACTTTGTCGTTATCGAGCTCGTCAGGAAATTTATATTGCTCTGCCATTTCTACTCCTTATGCGCGGGTGAGTCCGCGAGGGTCTTGCACAACAGCGTCAATCTGATCGTCATTAATCAGTCGAAACTCTTTTCCGAAAATTTTGAATCGCGTACCGGAATATGTACGAACGAGTACGAAGTCACCTTCCTTGCACCACGGGCCACCGGGGAACTTGGTCTGGTCTTTGTACGCGTCTGGGCCAACTTTCAACACGAACAAAACGGTTGTGGCGCTTTCTTCTTGTCGCATGGTTGTGGCATCTCGAACTAAATCGAGACTGGTGCCAGCGATCTTTTCATCGACCTCTGGTACAGCACACAACAACTTCCAGCCCGTAGGGGATGGCAGCATCGTGGCTTTGGTTGCATCATCTGCACCTTCATCAGGCGCATCGACGGGTTGGATTGCTTCAAGCAGGGCGTACTGCCCCGGTTCTAAAACAAGTTCACTCATTTGCTTTTTCAACTTTCTCTGCAAGGTCAAGTAAGTGGCGCTCTGCGATGGCTAGACCCTGAATAACACCGCAAAGTTTTTGATACTCATCAAAGTTGCGACATGCCCCACCCGCGCAATCGTCTGCGTAGTTGTTCATGTCGGTGCGTATTTTTTCGCGCAATACGCGTGCGAATTCATCAATCATTTAGTTGGTGGCTCCTTGTTTTGTTTGCTAACAGTTAGCGCAGTCTTGCGTGCATCCATTTCTCGTTGCAGCGCAGTCTTACGCGCATCCAAGTCTGCGGCGGCTTTGTGCTTGGCCACATCAATACCCAACCGGACGCCTTCGCGTTTTTGCTCGGCTTCCATGCGGGTTTGATCTTTTCTGATGTCCACACCAAGGCGGGCTCCATCAATTTGCGTTCTGGCGTCCAAAGACTCTCTATCCAGTGCAACGCGCTCGCTTGCAATTTGCGCATCAGTCTGAGTCTTCTGTGTCTTGAGTTGCATGTCTTGCTGGGCCACCTGCATTTTGAGCTGCATGTCTTGCTGGGCCAACTGGTTCTTGGCTTGCAAATCTTGCGACTTGATCTGCAACTCTTGCTGTCTAAGTTGAAGTTCAGCCTGCTGCAACTGGAGCACAGGGTCTTGAGCTTGCTGTTGAGCTTGCTGCTGTGCGGCTTGAGTTTGCGACTGCTGCACCACTTGCTGTGAGGCTTTGGCCAACAAACTTGCCAGTGCAAATTCTGCTTGTGGCGGCAGGTTTTCGTCGTATTGTGGCAACGCTGCACCAAGCTGTTCCTCCACTTTGCGGCGGTACTCAAAGCCAACGTGCTCGGCAATGTGAGCCATCAGGGCGGCAGAAATCTGTTGGGCCTTGGGGTTTTGTCCCAGCATCTGGGCAATGCTTGGGTCTTGGATCATGGCCATGTGCACTTGGATGTGCGACTGGTGATCTTGGAACATGAACGCTTTGGCAGGCTCGCACTTGATGAGGCTCATGTTCTCAGACACGGGGTCTTTGGGCTTCATGTCGTCTGGCATGGGCACCAGCTTGTCGGCGTTCTTGATACCCAGAACCTCCAGCATTCCCCTGTGCAACTGGGGCAGGTCATATATATCAGGGGCCATCTGCGCCATCTGAATGACCGCTTGGTACTGGACAACCCGCTGGCTCATGGTGGCCGCGTTGGGATCGCTCACAGGGATGATGTCGATGTGGTCGTAGTCTTCCTTCTTGGCTCTGCGTGGGGCATCAACTGGGTCGTAGTCGTAGTCCGGCTCAGTGAAATCCCTAATGATCGCGGCCAACAGGCGCAACTCTTGTTTAAAGCTGTAGTGCAGACGGGCTTGCACGGCGCTCATGACTTTGAGCTGGCGCTCCAACAGAGCCAGTGTGGTGCCCACCGGCGCTTGAGCAGACATGTCGCTCACGTTCATATCCGCTGTTGCGGCAAAGCGACGACCCTCTTCCACAATCTTGTCCAACAAGCCAGCCAAAACCATTGATGGCTCTTTATATGGCAGTGGCAGGATGCTGTCGCGCAGTGCGCCAGACCCCAAATCTACATCACGCCACTCTCCGGGTGCGATGGGGGTGTCGTCGCCTTTGATGCGCATGCCTCGAGTCTTGAGGCCCCCGGGGAGGTTTGACAAAGTACCTGCGTCAACAAGCTGGCGCATGAGGCTGGTAGCCGAGCGGGCGTATCCGCCAATGAGGTGGAAAAGGCCAAAGCCGTAAGCTCCAAAACCCGGGATGTATTGGTAGTGAACGAAGTGCTGTCGTTTGAGTCTGAGTGGATCATCTTGTTCCCAGTTCCGGCGAATGGCCAGAACATCATTGCTGCCTTTTATCAGGGTAACTACGTATGGCTTGGTGATGCCTGTGGGCTCGTCGTCATCATCCAAGTCCTCATCGCCATCAAGCACCAAGTCAACATGGCACTCGTACAGGGTGTAGCGGTCGTCGTTCAGGTCACTGAAGCCAGTCTCTTTGTCCTTGGCCTGCTTGATGTTGTCGCGTTCTTTACCGGGCTCGGGCAGCTCAATGTCACGATAGAAGCCTGCCTGAACGAGCTTGGCAATCTCGTTCTTTGTCTTGCGCATGACGTGGGTCAGGCGGTAGCAGGTGTCCATGTCTGTCGTGCCGTAAGGCAGCAGGATGTCTTCTGCTGGGATGAACATCGAGACTTGGCGACCAAAGCTTGGGTCGTAGTAGACCTTCTTGAACGCTGAGCCAGTGGCTGGCAGTGACCACAACATGCGCTCATGCTCGGGGCGGAACTCACGCATCACGTCTGTCAACTGATAGTTCATGTCAGCCTCGACACGCACCGCCGCTTCTTGCTTCTCAGGCGTTTCCTTGCCCAAGATTTTTGTACGCACCGGCCCTTGCGCGGGGAACTGCTCCGTGATCGTCTCAGACTGGAACCGCACCACGGCCTCGGTAATCATAGGGTGGAACACGCCACAGGCTCCGTTCCAAGGCTCTGTGCGCTCCTCGTACTGGAGGCCCAACAGCTTCAAGCCTTCTGTATAGGCTTTCTCCCAGTCCTTGCGGGAGTTGCGGTCTTGGTCAATGTCACCGGCCAAGTCACCGGCCAGATTCGACAGCGCACCTTCGTCCATGTCCTCGGCCAAGTTCTCACCAAACTCATCTTCCCCATCGGGCTGGATACTGATGTCCATATCCCCCATGTGGATGTTTACCGCCTCTGGGTCGATGATCTCGATCTCAATCGGCTCCTCTTCTAGCGCAAGGTCTTCTATGCCTTGGGGTTGTTGGTACAGAGCTTTGTCGATGTTGGTTGCCATTGTTTATCCTCAGTAGTACGCCGCTGTTCGGCGCTTAAAAAATCGTGGTTCATCTGGCTCGTCAGTGTCGAGCTGAATAAAGCCGCCTTGTCTGAATCGCAGGAGTGCTTGCGTGGTCGTGTCCACGTAATCATCGTTTTCTCCCACAGGGAAAGCCGCAACCTCTTCAATTACTTCTCGTGCCCATCGTGTATCTGGAGCCCACACCAAACCTGAAGCAAACATGTCCGCCACGGCGTTGACGCGCACCATCTTATCGTTTCCACGACTAGGTGTAAATTCTTGTACAGGTATGCCCATCGCCCGCAGCTCTTGAATCAGCGGCCCACCAGCGGCCTTCTTCTCCACGATGAACGCATCGGGCTCCCACAGCTTCCAGTGCTTGAAGGCGTACTGTTTAAGTTCTGGGAAAGCAATCCTGTCCTTGAACGCGTCCAGCAAAATGAGCTGGGGCTTGTCATTTTCTTCCTCGTTGTACCAAACGCCCCACGTTGTACAGGCGCTGTAGTCAGATGTGCTTTTGGTCTCATGGGCCGTATCCCATGACTGGATGATGTACTCGCACTTGGGCGGGTCGTCGCCTTCCCAGATACGCCAGTGCTTTCTGCTGATGATTGCCGCAGTGTCGCTGGTCGGCTGCTGCATGTACTGCGCGTTCCAATACCGGGGATCCATTGAGGACTTCGCGGACTTCAGTGCCTCCAGCGGCCATTGCTCCGGCCAGAGTGACTTTTCGTTGTCCGTGTCTTCGTTCAGGATGGCGGGTAGTTCTACGATCTCCCAGCGTGGGCTGTTTGGGTTATTGACTTGGTACTGGATCAGCCGCCCGGTCAAGTCCAACGGCCCCCAGCG